AAGTTCTGCAGTTAATGAAATTACATTAGCTAATGCAGCTACTGGTAATAACCCTACTATTAGTGCAACAGGAGATGATTCAAACATAGGTATTTCTTTCGCAACAAAAGGAACTGGAGTTATTAAAGCTGAAGACGCTGGTGGAACAGTTTCTGCAGTTAAAATTGCAGGAAAAGAAACTATGTGGGTTCCAGCTCCTGCTATGTATGGAGCTACAACTAATGGTGCTGATGCACAACAAGTTGAAACAACAGCAACAAGACCTGATATGAAAGTTTTAGATTTTGATGCAGGTACAGCTGAGTACGCACAATTTTCAGTTGCTTTCCCTAAATCATGGAATGCAGGAACAGTAACTTATCAAGTTTATTGGACACCTGGTAGTACTAATACAGGAAACTGTATTTTTGGATTACAAGGAGTTTCATGCGGAGATAGTGATACTATTGACGTTGCTTATGGAACAGCAGCAGAAGTCACAGATGCAGGTATAGGAACAGTTGAAGATCAACAAATTACCTCAGAAAGTGGCGCAGTAACTATTGCGAATGCTGGAGATGGAGAACAAACATATTTCCAATTATACAGAGATGCAGCCGATGGTAGTGATACTTTTAGTGCTGATGCAAGAGTATTGGGAGTTAGATTATTCTTCACTACGGACTTAGCAAACGACGCATAAGGAGAGTAGAATATGAGAGAATATAAATTAGGATCCTTTCCTAATATAAAAGGAAATAAAAAAAGAACAATTAGACCAAAAACTAGAGGTTTTGGTTATCAAGTATTAGGATTTGGAGCTGGAGGGAGAGGCCCTCTTTTCGTAACAGCTACAGGTGGTTGTGTAAGCACTTGCGGTGCTTATAAAATGCATACTTTTAACAGCCCAGGAACTTTTTGCGTATCATGCGCAGGAGAATGCGCATCAGCAGGCGGATCTAACAAAGTAACTTGGATGGTTGTTGGCGGCGCAGGAGGCGGCGGCGGAGAAAAACGCGGCGGCGGCGGTGCTGGTGGTGCTGGAGGATTTAGAGAATCTCCAAGTGCAGCAGCAGGCTGCTACACAGCAAGCCCAATTGCGGGCGGTTGTGCTGTAACAGTTTCAGTACAAGGTTATCCAATAACAGTTGGTGCAGGAGGAACTGGTGGTCCCGGTACCGGAAGCGGTAGCGCTGGATCAGCTTCAAGTGCTTTTCCAATATCTTCAGCTGGAGGTGGCTTTGGAGGTCACGGAGCTCCAGGCGGAATGGGTAGCGCATCTGGTGGATCTGGTGGATCTGGCGGAGGCGGCGGCGGAGGCGGCGGCGAAGCAGCCGGAACAGGAAATTCTCCATCTACAAGTCCCGCACAAGGATTTAACGGCGGCGGCGGTGCTGGTGACGGCGGCGGCGGCGGCGGAGGCGGCGGTGCAACAGAAGCTGCTAATAACGGCGGCGGCGGAGGCGGCGGTGCTGGTTATGGTGGTCAAGGCGGTGATGGTGCCCAAACAGCTATCATAGGAAGTGCAACTTATTATGCAGGCGGCGGCGGAGGCGGCGGCGAATTAGGTCACGGTCAAGGTGGTCAAGGTGGCGGCGCTAATGGCGGTGATACTGGTGGATCTGCTCAAGCTAACACAGGTGGCGGTGGCGGTGGCGCTGGAGTCTATAGTGATAACCATCCCGGTGGTAATGGGGGAAGTGGTAAAGTAATTATACGTTACAAATACCAATCTTAACATTATGGCACATTTTGCAAAAATTTCTGAAGAAAATGAAGTCCTTCAAGTTTTAACACTTGCTGATAAAGATATGACGAATGACGAAGGTGTTGAGATTGAATCTATTGGACAAGCCTATCTTGAAAAACACAACAATTGGCCTGCTCATCTTTGGATTCAAACTTCATATAACACTTATCACAACAAACATAGATCAGGAGATAATTCTAAAGCATTTAGAGGAAACTATGCAGGACCCGGATTTATATGGGATTCAGGAAATCAAATTTTTTGGGAGCCAAAACCTTTTGGTTCTTGGGTAAAAAATACTTCAATAGCTCAGTGGGAATCACCACTAGGACCAAAACCAGAATTTACAGAAGCAAACACTGCAGAGAATCAAACTAGATTAGCTGCGGAACCATTCCAAACACCTAAATATTATGCGTGGGATGAAACTGCTTACCAAGCTGACAATAGTCAGGGTTGGTTTTTTGTTGACGAAGACCCAGTCTAGTATTATACATACACCTATAATTTTTTATGAGAAAGATTCTACTATCTGAGGTAGCTATTTATTGTGGGCAAGTTAAAATGCCTGAAGATTTTGAAATTGATAGAGAAATAATATTTTATGAAATGTTAAAAGAAGGTGTAAATGATACATTTAAAGAAACACCTTTTACAAAAGAGTTAGATAAACTAAAAACTTATATAAGAGAATATATTTTTATTAAACATAATGCTATGTTGGAAAATGATAGTTCACAATCAAATTTTTATTTTCCTCAGGAACGTTCTAAACCATTGACTCATCTGGATCCTATGAATTTAACTTCCTCTCCCGATTATGTATGTTTATATGGAGTTAATGTAGGACAAAATTCTTGTAATGTTATAATTGAATATGATGAAAATAGAGTAAAAGGAAAAATAATAAAAATGTCTTTGAATAATAATAGTTTTATTATGTTTCCATCAAATTTAAAATATCATATTGATAAAAATAGATCTGAACAATTAAACTGTATATTAACCCTATCTTATAAACAACCCAAATGAACTTTAAAGATAATTATTGGTATTTTAAATCGGTGTTACCCCCTAAATTTTGTGATGATGTAATAAAGTATTCATTACAAAAAAAATCAGAATTGGCTAGAACCGGTGATGATAAACAAACTTTAACTAAAAAGAGAAAATCAGATGTAGTATGGTTGAATGATAATTGGATATATAAAGAAGTACATCCTTATGTTCACATTGCAAATGAGAATGCAGGATGGAATTTTGAGTGGGACAGAAGTGAACAGATTCAATTTACAAAATATAAAGTAGGACAATACTATGATTGGCATGCAGATAGCTGGCCTAAACCTTATGAGAAAGAAGGTCCTTATAAAGGTAAAGTTCGAAAACTATCTATGACTTGTCAATTAACAGATGGATCAGAATATGAAGGTGGAGAATTGGAGTTTGATTTTAGAAATTATGAACCACCTCTAAGAGATGAATCAAAACATGTGACACAATGTAAAGAAATATTACCAAAAGGATCTATTATAGTATTTCCAAGTTTTTTATGGCATAGAGTAAAACCAATAACGAAAGGAATAAGATACTCGCTTGTTTTATGGCATTTAGGGTATCCATTTAAATAATGTTATTTCCAACTTATGTATTAGATAATTTTTTTGATGACCCTTATAAAGTAATTAAGTTTGCTTCTAGTTTAACATATAAACAAGATCCAGAAGGAATATGGCCTGGTAAAAGAACAGACGCGCTTCAACATATTGACGATGGTTTGTTTCAACATGTCACTAATAAAATGATGCGCCTAATATATCCTGAAACTATAAAACAACTTACATGGAACGCACACGCATATTTTCAATATACGGATTATGGCGTAGATGCTAAAGAGGGTTTTATACACAAAGACCCTTCGGCCCAGCTTTCGTCAGTAATATATTTATCACATCATAAAAAATGTGGCACTTCTCTTTATAAACCTAAATCTTTTTTGCACGGTCTTGAACAAAAATATTTGGATGTGTGCAAAGATTATTACCTTAAAAATAAAATATTAGATAATAAATATTTTAAAGCTTTAAATAGTAATAACTCTAAATTTGAAAAAACTTTACAAATAGATAGTTGTTTTAATCGATTTGTAGCTTATGATGCACATCAATGGCATTCAGCAGATGGTTTTTTTAACAAAGACATTAAGGAAGGAAGGTTAACTTTAGTAATCTTTATTAATGGAATATTTAAAAATGATACACAATTAAAATTTCCAGTACCGGAAATGAAAAGGACAATATAATATGGAAAAACACAACCAGTTCTCAACTCCCATTTGGGTTGAACAAAAAAAAGAATACCTAAAAAGTTTAAATAAAGCTTCTGATAAATATATTAAAGAAGCTCGTAAAAGAAATAAACAACACATAAAACAATTTGGAGATTTTGGAACAAGTTATCATTCAACAACTTTATTACAGGACAATAATTTTAGAGATTTTAGAGACTATATTGGAAACAAATCATGGGAGTTTTTAGATAATATGGGATATGACATGGAACAATATAAAACCATGATTTCTGAAATGTGGGTACAAGAGTTTTCTAAAAATGGTGGTGGTCATCATTCAGCACACATACATTGGAATCAACATGTATCTGGATTTTATTTTTTGAAATGTGGAGTTAACACTTCAGTTCCTGTTTTTCATGATCCTAAAACAGGTGCACGTGCAACTAAACTTCATGTAAAAAAAGACCTTAAAGGTATTTGGCCAGGACTTGATGTCATTCACTATCGACCTCAACCTGGAACTTTAATTATATTTCCCGGTTATCTAGAACATGAATATAGTGTAGATTATGGTCAAGCTCCCTTTAGATTTATACATTTTAATATACAATCGGTTCCAACACAAATGGCAAGAGATGCTTAAGATAAATCATAC